CTTCCGATCTCAGTCCTTTCTGTATATATTATACTATGCGTATAGGTGAGGTGATAACATGCCGAAAAAAGCATCCGGTCTGTGCGCGGTTTACGAAAAGACTTCGGACTACAAGCAGCTTCGCGAGGATCTGCTGGAGGATCTTCAAGCCCGCGGGCTGGTTAGCCGGCCTTATGTGGATAAGGTCAACGAGTACATGAGCTTGTGGTGTTTGGAAAAAATGTTGGCCGAAGATATTGCGGAGCGCGGGGTGTATGTGGAGTACCAAAACGGCGCCAACCAGAAGGGGACCACAGACAACAAGAGCGTGGAGAAGATCGCCCGAATCTCTTCTCAGATGTTAAACATCTGGCGCGCCCTTGGGTTCCAGGATCAGGCGCTTAACGCAAAGCCATCCGGTGGTGATGACGATGCCCTGTGAGATCCCTAAAGAGGTCCTTGGGTATTTAGAGAGCGTGGAGCAGGATTGCCCGCGGGCCTGCCGGGAGCAGCATGCGTTGGCGGCTTATGTTCGGCGGGTGTTCGACCAGGAGGACGTTCATGTGGATCGTGAGCAGCTGGGGCATTACCTTGGGCTGGTCAAGTATTTTCCCTATGACCGGCTCTTTCCGTGGGAGGAATTCTTGCTCACGCTTTGGGATTGCACCTACAAAGCGGATGGGACGCCGCGATGGAAAACGGTTCTCTGTATGGTGGGCCGTGGCGCAGGGAAGGACGGATTCATTGCGTTCGATTCCGCGTGTTCCATCTCTCCGTACAATCCGGTCGCCCACTACAATGTTGACATCTGCGCCAACAACGAGGAACAGGCAGTCACGCCCGTCAAGGATCTGGCAGAGGTTTTGGAGACGCCGAAGTGGGAAAGCAAGCTGCGAAAGCACTACTACCATACCAAGGAACTGATCCAGGGCCGAAAGAACAAAGGGGTTATGAAGGGGCGGACCAATAATCCGAAAGGCCGGGACGGTATGCGCTCTGGCAAAGTTGTGTTCAATGAGGTCCACGCCTTCGAGAACTACGACAATATCAAGGTGTTTATCACCGGCCAAGGGAAGGTGGCCCAGCCGCGCGTCGGAATCTTCACCTCCAACGGGGAAGTTTCGGATGGACCGCTGGACGATTATCTGGCCAGAGGACGAAGGATCCTGTTTGAAGGAGAGGAGGACAATGGGTTTCTTCCCTTCATCTGCTGCCTGGAGTCTAAGGATCAGGTTCACGATCCAGAAAACTGGTTCATGGCAAATCCGTCATTGTACTACATGCCGCACCTCCAACAAGAGATCGCGGACGAGTACCGGGATTGGAAAGACCACCCGGAACAGAATGGGGATTTCATTACCAAACGCATGGGAATCCGTGCCGGCTTCAAAGAGATCGCGGTGACCGATTATGAGAAGGTCAAGGCCACAAACCAAACGGTTCCCGATCTTCAGGGATGGTCCTGCACCGTCGGGATAGACTATGCTGAGCTGTCCGACTGGGCGGCGGTAAATCTGCACTTTCGCAGAGGGGCAGAGCGATACGACATCAACCACGCCTGGATGTGTTTACAGTCCAGAATGCTGAGCCGTGTGAAGGCTCCGTGGAGGGAATGGGCTGAACGCGGGTTTGTTACGGCGGTAGACGATGTGTCCATTCATCCGGATTTGCTGGCCCAATACATCGCCAAGGCGGCGGAGAAATATAACTTGAAGATGCTTGCTATGGACCACTACAGGTGGACGTTGGTTTCGGAGAGTCTGCGGAAGATCGGCTTCGACGCAGCGGACAAGACCCGGGTCAAGATGATTCGTCCGTCTGACATCATGCAGGTGGAACCAGTCATTCAAGAGTGCTTTGACCGTGGCCTGTTCCACTGGGGGGACAACCCGTGCCTTCGGTGGGCGGTAAACAACACAAAGCGGGTGGCAAGCAGCCGAAAGCTTGGCGTGGATACAGGAAATTTCATTTACGCCAAAATTGAAGCAAGAAGTCGAAAGACAGACCCGTTTATGGCGTTAGTGGCCAGCATGGTTGTTGAGCCAGCGTTGGGGGACGGGATGCCGGTGGAAATGCCGCCTGTTGGAGCCATTCGATTGTGAGGTTTGCGTGTGCTGAAAGAATTCAATGGACAAACCTGGTTTTGTTGCCCTAGGTGCGGGAAGAAGATCCACCCGGTAAAGCCGGACGCCCGTGGGGTATATACCGTTTGCAAGCAGAAACGAAAGGATGGTAGCCGTTGCAATTGGAGCGGGGAAATCCGCTGGGAAAAATAAAATCAGTTTCCAAGTTCGAGAGCCATTGAGCCGACTGCCGAGAGATCGGTGGTTGGCTCTTTTCTTTTAAGTAAAACCGAAAGGAGGCGAACCGGTGGGAATCAATTTCTTTCGATGGCTTCGGGAGCGAAGCCAGTCTGACCCTGTTGAGGTAACCTGTCGCGAGCTGCTCGACGCTGCACAGGAGTACCAGGTGCGCGAGTTGTCCTTCTGGGTCTGCGTGAACATGGTTGCCAATGCGTTGGGGCGGTGCGAATTCCGCACCTTCCAAGCCAACGAAGAGGTAAAGGGGAGAGAGTACTACCTGTGGAACGTATCCCCGAACACGAACCAAAACTCCAGCGCGTTCCTGCACAAGTTGGTCGCCCGGTTGTACCAGAATAACGAGGCCCTGGTGGTAGACACGATGAAGCGAGGCGACCTTGATTCGCTTGTTGTGGCAGACACCTGGGAGCCGCCGACACTGTGGCCCTCCCGGCAAAACGAGTATAGCGGCGTAACGGTAGATGAGTACCAATTCCAGTATCCGTTTTACGAAAACGGCGTCATTCACTTGAAGCTGAACCAAACAAACATGAAGCCGATCCTGGATGGACTGTACCAGTCCTATTGGAGAATGGTGTCCGCGGCGATGAAGGCGTACACATGGGGGAACGGCCAGCACTGGAAGGTTCATGTGAACCAAATCGCTCAGGGCGACAAAGGATGGGCAGAGAAATTCCAAGAGATGATCGCTGCCCAGGTTAAGCCGTTTTTAGAAAGCGACGGAGCGATCTTGCCAGAGTTCGACGGATACACCTACGAGAACGTCAGCGGGGCTTCTGGTGCCAGCAGGGACACAAGGGATATCAGAGCCATGATAGAGGACATCTTCGACTTTACCGCGAGGGGATTCCTGATCCCGTCCGTGTTGGTCAACGGCTCTGTCGAGGGGACGGCGGATGCCAACACACGCTTCCTCACAAACTGCATCGACCCTCTTGCGGACCAACTCCAAGAGGAAATCAACCGGAAGCGGTACGGGTATGAGGGTTGGAGCCGAGGGAACTTCCTTCGGATTGACACCTCTAGCATCATTCACTTCGATATTTTCGCCAACGCGGCAAACGTGGAAAAGTTGGTCGGGTCCGGCGCATTCACCATCAATGACGTGCTGCGGGCGGCAAACCAGCCCCCGATTACAGAGCCGTGGGGCGATGAACACTTTATGACCCTGAACATCTCCACCATGGGACAAGCCACCCGAAACCTGAGCACGGGGAAGGAGTGATACAACGTGAGAAATTACTATGCAATCCAGCAAGCCGATAGATCGGCGGATATCTACATTTTTGGCGACATAGTACCATTCGAGTTTTTTGATGGAGATGTATCTGCAAATGGGATTCGTCATGAAATCGAATCTCTTGAGGTTGACGAAATCCGCGTTCACATCAACAGCTATGGCGGATCCGTATCGGAAGGCTGGGCGATTTACAACGCGCTCCGGCAACACCAGGCTAAGGTTGTGACATATGGAGACGGATTCGTTGCCAGCGCGGCCCTCTATCCGTTCTTGGCTGGCGATGAGAGAATCGCGTCCAACCTGTCCGCCTATTACCTCCACCAGGTGATGATGAGTGCCGAGGGCTACGCCAAAGACCTGCGTGCTGCGGCGGATGAGGCGGATTTCATGACCGACGTTGGAATCAATGCATTCGTCGAGCGGGCCGGTATGGATGCTGATACCGTTCGTCAACTGATGGAGGCGGAGACATGGTTGACGCCTGCGCAGGCGCTGGAGTACGGCCTCGCCACGGCCATCACAGCGGATCCATCGGCTCCTGTGGTCCAGACAGCCAAGCGAGGGATTATCCAGCGAGTGTTTTCTGAGGCGCCCGAGCAGGAGAAACCCGGAGAGGAGCCCCTGGAGGAACCAAGGGCAGAAGAGTCCGTTCCTACCAACCCTATCATGAAACTTTTCGATAACAGAAAGGAGAACTGACCCGAATGAGAAATAATGACGCTCTGACCCGGGATGAGATCCGGGCCAAAATTCAGCAGGCCATCAAAGATGGAAACACCGATGAATTCTCGGTCGCTTTTGACGAGATGATTCAGAACATCGGTGACGACGTGCAGCAGAGAGCTGCCGATCAGGTGGAGGAGATGAAGCAGGGGATTGACACCTCTGTATTGACCGCCCGTGGTGTGCGCCAGCTCACCAGCAAGGAGAAGGTCTTCTATCAGAAGCTCATCGGCGCCATGAAGGAAAAGGATCCCCGCCAGGCTCTGAACAACCTGGATGTGGTGATGCCTGAGACCGTCATTGACGCTGTGTTCGATGAGCTCCAGACTTCCCATCCTCTGCTGTCCCATATCCAGTTCACCAACACCCGGGGCGCGATCCGGATGATGATGAACACCAACGGCTACCAGAAAGCTGCCTGGGGTCAGCTGTGTGATGAGATCGTCCGGGAACTGACATCCGGCTTCAAGGAAGTGGACACCGGCCTGCTCAAGCTGTCCGCCTTTATGCCGGTCTGCAAGGCCATGCTGGATTTGGGCCCTGAATGGCTGGATAGCTTTGTGCGGCAGGTTTTGTACGAGGCCTATGCCAACGGTCTGGAGGCCGGTATTGTGGCTGGCGACGGCAACGAGATGCCCATCGGCATGAATCGCCAGGTCGGAGACAACGTGACTGTAACCGGTGGCGTGTACCCCGTCAAGGCTCCCGTGGCCGTGTCCGACTTGTCTCCTGCTACTGTGGGTAATCTGCTCTCCCTGATGGCTGTGGATCCTAACGGCAAGGCCAGAAATGTGCGTGACGTGATCCTGGTGGTCAATCCTGTGGACTATTTCCAGAAGATCATGCCCGCCACCACTATGATGACCCCCAATGGTACTTACGCCAACGACGTGATGCCTTATCCCATGACTGTAATCCAGTCTCCCGCCGTGGAGCAGGGACAGGCGATCATGGGCTTGGGGTACAAGTACTTTGCTGCTATCGGCTCCGCCCGAGACGGCCGGATTGAGTACTCCGACCACTACCGGTTCTTGGAGGATGAGCGTGTATACCTGATCAAGGGCTACGCAAACGGCTTCCCCATGGACAACAACGCTTTCTTCGTCCTGAATATTTCCGCCATTCAGCCCGCTGTGTGGAAGGTGCAGCAGGTAGACGCCCCTGATGCATCCGATGTTGCAACTCTGGCAGACCTCCGTATTGGCGGCCTGACCCTGTCTCCCGCCTTTGCAGCCGGTACTACTACCTATACCGCGTCTACCACCAACGCTACCAACACGGTCATGGCAATCCCGGCAGACGCAAATGCGACCATCGAAATCACGAACCAGGGGCCCAGCGACGATGCAGCCGCTCCCGTCGTGAATGGCCGAGCAGTTACCTGGAAGGAAGGCGCAAACACCCTGATCGTGAAGGTGACCGCAGCGAATGGTACCGCGAACAAATCTTACACTGTGACGGTGACTAAGTCGGGGGGTTAACACCCCCGGCTAATACCGGGCTCGTTGGCTCGGGGGAGATTGGAAGAGCACGGATTGGAACGATTTGAATCAGAGAGGATGATTTCAGATGGCATATACACCCACAACTTGGACCGATGGTGATCTTATCACCGCCGAGAAGATGAATAAGCTCGAACAGGGTGTTCAGAATGAGCAGGTCGGCCCCCAGGGACCCGCCGGGGCAACCGGGGCAACAGGTGCTACCGGTCCCGCTGGTGCTGCTGCTGGGTTTGGTACCCCCACAGCTACCGTAGACGCCAACACTGGGACACCCTCTGTAACGGTATCTGCATCTGGCCCTGATACTGCCAAAGTGTTTTCGTTCGCCTTCAAAAATTTGAAGGGTGCTAAGGGTGACAAGGGCGATACTGGGGCCCAGGGCCCTGCCGGCTCCTCTTATACGCTTCCTGCTGCTACCACTAGCGCGCTGGGCGGCGTGAAGATGGCCGCTGCCGTTACAGACGTAGTCGCAGCTCCTACTATGGAAGAGTTTAACGGACTGCTGGCTTCTCTTCGTGCAGCTGGGATTCTGGCAAGCTCTTAAGGGGTGACAGTATGCGGCGAGAAAACATTCCTGAATCGTTGCTGGCCGATGTAAAAAACTACCTGAACATCACCTGGGACGATGAGGCAACGGACGCGAAAGTGTCCGGCCTCATCGCCGCGGGGTCTGTGTACCTGGATCTGAAATATGGCGGGGAGGCAGACTACATGGAGGACGGGCTTCCGCGCACTCTCTTGATGGAATATGTGCGGTACGCAAGAGACGGAGCGCTCGATGTGTTTGAAAACAACTATCAGCCCCTTGTCATCGGGATGCAGAACCAAAAGGCGGTGAGCGAGTATGTCCCAGCCGTGGAAGGCACCGTATCGTCCCAGTAACCAGGTCACCCAGAGTTACAACGACGGTGTTGTAACCATCTATTCTGTGGAGGACGCTGCGCGTCCTGGATACCAGCCAGAACCTAAGCTGACGAAAAAGGTTTCCCTTCGCTACGAAGAGCAGCGTTTGGGAATCCAACGCTACTATAGCGGCCGGCAAAACCAGGTGGACATTGAGCGGGTAATCAGGACGCAGCGCGTCGGAAATGTGAACAACCAAAATGTCGCGATCACAGAGGATGGACGTCAGTACCGCGTTGATCTAGTGCAGTCCGTGATGGATGTATGGCCGGAATCCGTTGACATCACCCTCGCCAAAATAGAACAAGAATTCGAGGTGCCATGATGAGGTGGTACGAAACAATCATTTCTGCCCACACGTCGGTTACGGATTCTGTCAGCCACAACGAAAAGCTGCACTCTGATCGGTATTTCGTTTGGGGTGAAACCGGATCCAACGATCTGGAAGCGGGTAACCTTCACGCGGAAAAGGCTGTTACCGGGTACACAGACCTGTATACCAAACAGGAGTTTGACCCGTGGAAGGAACAGATAGAGGAAGCGTTTGACGCCGCCGGGATCGCCTGGGTCCTGAACTCCACGCAGTACGAAGAGGAAACGGGATTCACCCATTACGAATGGTATTGGGAGGTGACAGACGATGCCGAAGGCTAAGGTGACGACTAATGCAATCAATGAGTACCTACAAATCATTCGATCTCTAGGTGAGAACGCAGATGACGTAGTCAAAAAGGCCGTGTATGAGGGGAGTGCCATCATTGCAAATCAGGTATCTGCGAACATCAGCGCTATTCCCGTAGATGAAAGCTGGGGAACTGAAAGCAATCCCAAAAACGGGATTACATCCGTGGAGAAAGCTGGGCTACAGGATTCGTTCGGTATTGCAGATATGCAGGATGATAACGGTTTCATCAATACCTTGATCGGCTTCCAGCAACCGGATTACAACGCAAACGGCAAGGCAAATATCATGATCGCCAGAGCGACGCAGTCCGGGACTTCGTTCTCAAAGAAAATCCCATTTTTCGCGAACGCGCTTCGAGCTACTAGAGGACAAGCCAGAGAACGGATGGTCCAGGTAGCGGAAGAAGAATTCAAAAAACTTTCGAAAGGATGATCGCATATGGCAACCATCGGTTTATCCAAACCCTATTACGCCATCTACAGCAACGATGGCAACACCGTTACCTATTCCAACGGCGGCCTGATCGGCAAGGCCACCGAGTTGACCCTCGAACTGGAAGAGGGGGACAGCAACAATTTTTATGCCGACAACGCTGTTGCAGAAACGGACAACCAGTTTTCCGGCGGCACTATCACCCTGTCCACGGATGATCTGCTTCCCACTCCCATGCTGGCAATCCTCGGCCTCAAGCAGGAGGCCATGGACGTGGATGGTGTGACTACTGCCAGCCCCCAGTGGATTGTCTACGACGATGATCAGGCGATTCCTTACGTTGGTTTCGGCGGCATCATCAAGGCCAAGCAGAACGGCCAGACCAAGTGGATTGCAGTGGTGTTCAACAAGATCCAGTTTGCGAACCCTGGCATTTCCGCTGTCACTCAGGGCGAGACCATCGAGTGGCAGGCCAAGGAGTTGACTGCTACCGTTATGCGCGACGACAGCGTCAAGCACGGCTGGCAGATGCAGTCCACCCCCATGGACACCGAGGCCGACGCGGAGGCAGCCATTAAGGATGCGCTGAACATCACAAACCCTAATCCGACCCTGGGCACACTGACGGTTTCCAGCGCCGCAGGGTCTGAGACAGGGGAAACCGAAATTACCGTGACACCTCCCATTACATACGGGAACCACTATGTGTACCAGGTGAACACGGACGTTACCCTCCCGGCAGAATACGGCGAGGATGTGTCTAGCTGGACGCCCTGGAACGGGATGTCTGCCATCCAGGCAACCACTGGCCAGGAGATCGGCGTGGTGGAGGCAGACGCCGCGAACAAGGCAGTAAAGGCCGGCAAGGCGACGGTGACGGCGAAGGAGGGTGCGTGAATTGAGACTCGTTAATGTTTCGGTTGGCGGAAAAGAGTACCCGTCGTGTTTTTCTGGCCGCTTGATGCTGGAACTTGAACAGGACGGAAAGAGTATCCAAGAAAAGCTGGAGCAGATCGCAGAAGGTGGCAGGATGTCTGACCTTCTGCCCCTTCTCCATAGCATGATGGCTTCCGGGCACCGATACGCGGAAAAGCACGGAATAAAAAACCCGGGAGACATTTCGTTCGATGACTTTATCGATGAAATCGGCGCAGATGATTTTGACAATCTTTTCGGCGCGGTGGTCAACGTCATCCGAGAAACCGGGAAGACCACGGTGGAGGCGGAAACCCCAAAAAACGTAGACGGAACCAGGGGGGCGGAGAAGTAACGGCCGCCTGGTTCCTTTGGTATGGTCTAAAAATAGGACTCTCCCTAGAGGAAGCAATGGACATTCCCGTTGGGTTGCTCTTGGACTTGATTGCCGTGCAGCAAATCAAAGAGGAAGGGGCAAAGCAGAAGCGGGTTGTTAGGGACCAAGAGGGGGAGTTTTTCCGGCTACTTTCTTATAAGTGAGGTGATTTTGTGGCAACAGATGTGTCGATTCGTGTAGGCGTAGACGGAGAAAAAGAGTTTCGTTCTGCATTGAACGGGATCAATTCACAGTTGAAAAACCTCGGAAGTGAGATGAAGGCCGCGGTATCGTCTATGAACGACATGGACGATGCAGAAGGTCGCGCTGCAAAACAGGCCGATATACTTGGACGGTCCATGGAGGCACAACGGCAGAAAATCAGCGTTCTGACCGCCCAGTACGACCGCCAAATAGCTAAGTTGAACGAATTAGCTCGGGCCGCGGACGATGCGGCAAACGGCCAGTATGACAGCCAAGAGGAAATGATACAGGCTGTCACAAAGGCAAACAACGCCTATAATCGCCAGCAGAAAGTGGTCAACGATTTAGGCACTCAAATCAATAATGCTACCGCAGACCTGAACAAAATGGAAAAGGAAATGCGGGACATTGATTCGTCTGCCGACAAAGCAAGCAGTTCTCTCGATGACCTCGGGGACGCTGCCGACGGAATAGGCGGCAAGGTTTCTGGCGCGTTCAGTGGATTGAAGGACTCTATCCTTGGCGGCGGTATTGCGGGCGCTGTTTCTGGTCTTGTGCAGTCCGCTATATCCGGCATACAAAACCTGGTCAACGAAACCATGGAATACAACAAGATCATGGGGACGTTAGAGATTGCGAGCCAGCAAGCCGGGTACTCCGCTGAACAAACGGCTCAGAGTTACAGTCAGCTTTACGCAATACTCGGGGACCAGCAATCTAGCGCTACCGCTTTGCAGAACCTGCAAGCGCTCGGTCTGTCTCAGCAGGACCTTACTGTGATGATCGACGGGACGATCGGAGCGTGGGCCAAGTACGGAGATTCCATCCCAATCGACTCTCTGGCAGAGGCTGTAAACGAGACCATTAAAACCGGCACAGTCACCGGGACATTTGCCGATGTATTGAATTGGGCCGCACAAGCTGCCGGGACTGCCGGTACCGCAGAGGATGAGTTTAACGCGAAACTCCAGGCAACACAGGATCCCGCGGAACGAGCCAGGCTGGTCATGGAGGAACTTTCTCGGCAGGGCTTGCCGGAGCTTGCCCAGGCATTCCGCGACACGAACCCGGAGATTGTTGCCATGAACGAGGCAAATGCCCACATGCAGGAATCGATGGGAAAAATCGGCGAGGCACTCGCCCCAGTTGTTGCCACCGTTACCGAGGCAATAGCCGGGTTGCTGGAGGCGCTTGCTCCGTTGGGAGAGGCGTTTTCCACGGTTTTTCAGGGCGCTTTGGAGCTTGTGCAGCCCATCGTAGAAGGGCTCAAGGAGTCGTTCCAGGGTGTGAAGGACGCGATTAGCAGTGCGTTCACCGAGGAACAAATTGCGGCAATTTCAACATTCTTCCAAACGCTGGGAGAGGTTATCCTCGCAGTCCCGTTTGCTGTGCTGAGTGCGGCGATTAACGTCGTTGTGACTGCAATTCAGTTACTTATTACTGTTATTGGTGCGCTGGTTGGCTTCTTCACGGAAACTCTGCCTGCCGCCATCCAGACAGTTATTGAATGGTTCTCCCAGCTTCCGACGAAGATCGCAGAGTTTTTCTCCAACATCATTCAGAGCGTGGCAGAGTGGGCCAGCAACCTGGTAACCAATATGAGTAATGCCGCCAGCAATGCAATAAACGCAGTCGTAAACTTCTTTTCTGAACTGCCAGGGAAAATTGCAGAGTTCTTCTCACAGGTGATTTCACGGGTCGCAGAGTGGGCGAGCAATCTGCTGAGCAATATGCGGGACGGGGCAAGCAATGCGATTAACGCTGTAATTGAGTTCTTTACTACTTTGCCTGGAAGAGTGCAAGAATTCTTATCAGAGGTTATTTCTAACATCATTTCCTGGGCGTCTGATATGGTCGCGAAAGCGAAACAAGGGGCGAGTGACGTTGTTTCCAATGTGGTAACCGAACTTGGCAACCTTCCCGGGAAAGTTATTTCCGTTGGTAAGGATATAGTAAATGGACTGTGGAACGGAATTACAGAAAAGGCGAGCTGGTTGCTTGGAAAGATAAGAGATTGGTGTGGGAGTATTCTAAACGGAATTAAGGGCTTCTTTGGTATTAACTCTCCATCCAGACTAATTCGAGATGTTGTGGGCAGATCAATACCTGAAGGCATGGCTGTTGGCATTGAACGTGAGAGCAAAACCGCGATGGACGCAGCGAAAAAGTTGAGAGACGACGTTTTGTCTGCGTCTGAAATTGACGGCGTATCAGCAAATATGGATTATGCAGCATCCCTCGTCACTCGCCCATCCCCCAACACCCCATCCGCCCTGCTCCAAGCGGCGACAGCGGCGGTGCCAAGAGGGGCCACAGCCCGCGAGGTTTACCAAGTGGAGATCCCGCTGGTCATCAACGGCAAGGAACTCTACCGAGCAACATTCAACGACCTTCGAGCGGCACTGAACGGAAACGCCCGTCGGACCGCGAAATCGTCCCTGATCTGATGGAGGTGCGTGCATGAAAGCGAAACTTGTGCTTAACGGCACCGACATCTCCGGCTATCTGGCGGAGAGCGGAATCGCGCAATCTCCCATCTACCGGCAGGAGAGCAGCGTGGTCACCATGGATGGCATCGAGCACCGTAGTAACATCCGAAAAGTGCAGCTCGACGTGGAGTTCGCCCGGATGCGGGCGGAAAACGCCTATGCTATCGCCGACCTCATTACCCAGCCATCCACGGCGACCTACCTGGACCTGGACGGCACAGAAAAAACCAAAGTGTTCTGGGTAGAAGGCCCGGAGATGACCCAGGAGAAGGTAGAATCCGGGATCACCTGGGTGGAGGGCGGTTCCATGACTCTGGTAGAGAGGTGATACCATGCACACGACCAGCGACCTTTACAACCAGATTTTTTCCGATCCGGGTCACTGGACAGAGCTGAAATTGGACATCGCCGGGCAGGAGTATACCCAGGGGAATATTGTTTCCCTGTCCATCTCTGGCGGGCTGTTCGACACCCCGGGGATCGGGAACGTAAATGCCAGGCAGATCGACATGGAGATCATTCCGATCGGGACCATCCCAAGGCAAGCGCAAATTCAGGTGTTCGTCCGGGTGTGCGTCGGAGAGCAGGCCAGCGAATGGATCCCAAAGGGCGTGTTCTTTTTCTCCACGCGGGAACTGGATAAGGTATCCGGCATCCTAACGGTAACTGGCTACGACGCTATGCTCAAGGCGGAAAACGTCTGGCTCAACGAGGATTATGTGTATGATAACTGGCCCATGCCCCAGGAAACTGCTGTGGCGGACATTGCCCAACGCATGGGCGTTTCGGTGGATCCCCGCACGGTGCTCTCCGACGATTTCCCCGTTGAGTACCCTGTGGACGAAGAAGGGGACCTCACCATGCGGGAGGCGCTGTCCTTCATCGCCGTTTCCGACGCGGGCAACTGGATCATCACCGACGAGGGAAAGCTGCGATTGATCCGGTTTGGAGATATCCCGGAACAAGCGGGGTACCTGGTGACGGAGTATGGCCAGCCCATCCAGTTTGCGGGGGAGGTGTTGATCCTTGTCTGATTCTATTTTCCTGGGATCCCGAGCAGGCAGTTTGGATATCGGTGACATCCCGTCCAACATCTCTCGCGTGAATCTCAGCGTAGACAGCGAGACCTATTACACCGCAGGGAATGACACGGGGCGAACGCTGGAGGTCACCTGCGCCTGGGCGTCCCAAGCTATGGCAAACTCCATTCTTTCCGCTGTGCAGAACGTGGAGTACCAACCTTACACCGCGGGGGAGGCCCTGATGGACCCGGCGGCGGAGATCGGGGACGGCGTTGTCGTTGGCGGGATCTATTCCGTTGTCGCTAACGAAAACATGTCGTTTTCTCGCCTGTACAATTCCGAGATTTCCGCGCCTGATCTGGACGAAGTGGACGACGAATACCCGTATGAATCCCTGGAGCGCAGGCAGTACGACCGGGAACTCGCGAGGACAAGATCCATGATATCCAAGTCCGCCAGCGAAATCCTCCTGCAAGTGGAGGGTATCGCAGAGGATTTGGAGGGACAGATATCCAGCATTTCCGTGAAATTGGATTCCATCACACTTTCGGTGTCCAACGGCTCCACATCCTCCACGATTTCCCTTAAAGCGGGAGACGTGACCATTTCCAGCGAAACCATTCAAATGGATGGCCTCGTTACGTTTACCGGCCTGTCCTCCGGTACAACTACCATCAATGGTGCCTGTATCAAAACCGGACAGATTGACGCGGACCGCCTGAATCTCACGGGGGCTATTACGTTTTCCGACTTGTCCAGCTCCGTCCAGGGGGATATCAACGACGCGCAGAGCACGGCAAACAGCGCGTACAGCTTGGCCAACACGGCCAACAACACCGCAAATAACGCCGAGGATAAAGTAGAGGCGTGGAGCTACCGGGGCACCACATACATTGACGGCTCAAAAATCCAAACCGGCACCGTGGAGGCATCCATACTGCGCGGCGGTACGGTGGAACTGTTGGCGTCGGGAGGGAGCACGGTTGGCTCCATCGAAATTACATCCACGACCACCGGCGTTGGCCTGGAATTCGTTACGAACCGCGGCGGCATGCGTATGACATCTGCCGGTAACTGGTGGGTGGATACCGCAAACTGCTCGTTTGGCACAACGTCCACTGGCCGGTTTTCGTTCAGCGACTCCCCGACGCCCAGTTCCGATGGGTCCGTAACCCTCGGGCGCAGCACAGTTCGGTGGGGGGATGTGTATTCCGTCAACGCGGCTATAAACACGTCCGACCTCAACTTCAAAAAAGACGTGGAATACGGGCTGGACCGCTTCCTTTCTGTGTTCGACGCGCTGCGTCCGGTTTCGTTCAAGTTCGTCGACGGGCAAAGTGACCGTACCCACATGGGGATTATCGCGCAGGACCTCGAGGAAACTCTGTCGGAGCTGAACATCCCAACGAAGGACTTCGCGGCGTTCATAAAATCCTGGGGAATTGATGAAGAAACCAAAGAGGGTAGCTATCGCTACGCGATCCGCTACGGGGAATTCATCCCTTTGCTGATCTACCAGGTACAAAAAATAAAGGAAGCTCTAAAGGACAAAGGAGTGATTTCATGACGAAGGTGCAGGAATATTTAGACCAGGCGTTTAAATTTGTATCCGCCATCCCAGTATCCGGGGAACAGGTGGAGATCATGGCGCGAGCTAGGGAATTGCTCCGGATGGCCTATGCTGAGGCTGGGAAGGATGCAGCGGAGGTGAAGAAGGATGGCTAATGTACCAAAGGCGATTACCGACTTGCCGGTAGCCTCTGCTATGGGGGACGATGATCTGCTCGTTGTCTCCCAAAACTCCACCACATCCAGCATCAAGGGAGAACTCATCAAAGGGTATGCCAGAGATGCAGTAGCACCACAGGTAACGGCGGCCCAAGCCGCAGCCACCCAGGCGAGCCAATCCGCCACCCAGGCGGAGGCAGCCAGACAGGGCGCAGCGGCGGCACAAACCGCGGCGGAAAATGCACAGGACGCAGCGGAAACGGCGAGGGACCAATCCGTTGCCGCTGCCGGAACCATCGGGGATTCCGTGGAGCAGGCGCAGGATGCAGCTAGTCAGGCATCCAGTGCTAAAGATGCCGCTGTTGCTGCCCAGACAGCCGCAGAGACCGCGAAAACGGCAGCCGAAACGGCCAGCGGACAGGCTCAAACGGCGGCCACCCAGGCGGCTGGGAGTGCTACCGCTGCGCAAACTGCGGCGACCCAGGCAGGCGACGCAAAGACAGATGCCGAGACGGCCCGCAACGAGGCAGAGACATCCGCGTCCTCCGCTGCGAATTCCGCCTCCGATGCCGAGAGCGCAGCAACAGAAGCAGAACAGGCAAAAACTTACATCGAAAATATGGACATGGACGGGGAGACGCTCCCGGCGGGATCCTCCGTTACCGTGACCAAAACAACCTCTCCCGAGGGGGGGCTGCTGTTTGTGATTGGGGTTCCCCAGGGGGTCCAAGGCGACAAGGGCGACACCGGTGAAACTGGCGCAACTGGTCCCCAGGGCGTGAGCGTTACCGGGGCAACCGTAAACGAGAGCGGCGACCTGGTGATTACCCTCTCCGCCGGGGAACCCATCAATGCAGGCTCCGTCATCGGCCCACAGGGGGTCCAAGGCGAGACCGGCCCTACCGGCGCGAGCGTAGACCGTATCGAGCGCACGTCAGGCACCGGCGCGCCTGGCACCACAGATACCTATACCGTATATCTCACTAACGGACAGACCGGCGGAACGTTCCAGGTTTACAACGGATCCAACGGCACCGGATCCGGCGATTTCATGGCGGATGGGTCGGTGCCGATGACTGGGGACCTCCAGATGGGCGGGCACGTTGTGACAGGCATGGCCGATGGCACAGAGCCCACAGACGGTGCCACAGTCGGTCAGCTGGCTGGAAAGCTGGATTCCCCGGACGGCGGAACGGCGGGGCAAGTACTGACCAAGACAGCGAATGGAAGCGCGTGGGAAAGCGCGCCTAGTGGTCTCCCTGATGGTGGCACGGAAGGGCAGATGCTGTACAAGGCCGCTGACGGGGCTGTGTGGGGTGACAAGCCGATTATATATGTGAATATCACAGGTGATGATAGTTCTGGGTATACGGCAAATAAGACATTAAGCGAAATAAAAGATGCATATCAAAAGGGATTTTCCATCATTGCGAACACTCCGAACGGGATAATTCCGATGACCAGTATCTATAAATACGCAACCTTCATAGAATTTGACATAGATCATAAACGGACTAATGAATATTTAGTTGCAGAAGATCGAGTAATTTATCAAATGACAGCCATGTCAAATTTTGCATCCGATGTATCTTATGATAGATATGCTTCCGGATTGAGAGCGACCAACGTCCAAGACGCCATCGACGAAGTACAAGAGAACGTCGAAAACGTCCTCCCCTCCGGCGGCACCACCGGCCAAGTCCTAACCAAAACCTCCACAGGCGAGGAATGGTCCGACGCCCCAAGCGGGTTGCCTGAGAACGGAACTGAGGGGCAAATCCTGGAGAAGACATCATCTGGAGCTGCGTGGGTGGATAAGCCTGAAAGCGGTCTCACTCAGGAGCAGGCGGATGCACGGTATTTGCAGTTGACGGGGGGAGAACTAAATGATGATGCAATTTTTCAGCTTCCGGGGGATAATGGCTCACTCTATCTAGGCGGGAGAAATAATGTTCCAAACGTGGGAATGTATGCTAGCTCAAGTGGGTACATCACGCTACATGACAACACTATGGGTAATGTTAATATTAGAGGCGTCAGATCACCTGAATCTGATTATGACGCCGCTAACAAAGCCTACGTCGACTCCAAGGCTCCCACCTCCGTCGCCATCACCCTCACCACTTCCGGCTGGTCCTCCAACACCCAGACCGTCACAGTCTCCGGTGTGTCTGCAACTGAGACCGCACAACTCATTACCCCGACTCCTGCTATTGCCTCCCAGTCTGCATACTATGAGGCCGGTATCATGTGTACTGGGCAGGCTGCAAACAGTTTGACCTTTACCTGCCAGACTGTACCTACAAGCAATCTGACCGTGTATGTGGTCATTCAACCGTTAGGATAAGGAGGGGTTAAGATGATTCAGAATCCTATTGTTGGGGGAGCGGGAGATGGCGAGAAGGTCACCATAACGCTAAAACACAGACGTATCAATGCGTGGGACAACAATGGAATTAGTCATTTGGGCCCAACTTCGTTTGAGGCGTTAACCAACGTTATGATTGCAGCGCAAGGAGATGAGATTTCTCTTGATTTTTACGGTGATTGCACCATAATTCAGTATGGAAGAAAAAACGGAACATATCTATTCATCCCTCACGGCAATGTAACTATAGAGCGTGGTTGATGATGGAAACACTGCTTGCGCTTGTGACGGTGGCGTTGGGATCGAGTGGCCTATCCGCCATCATCGTAGCAATCCTCAACCACAGGTGGGCCACGAAGAAGGGGACAAGCACAAAATTGGATGCCCTTCTGGAGGCACAAAAAGTGCTCATGATTGATAGGGTTCGATGGCTGGGCGAATCCTACATAATCCGGGGGTATATCACCCTGGACGAAAAAGAAAGTCTAGCCGAAATGTACGAGGCATATAAACGCCTGGGCGGGAATGGGCACCTAAAAACCGTTATGGAGGAAGTGCATCGCCTCCCCGTCCGGGAGAAAGGAGCTGATGATAAATGAGCGAGAAATGGAAACTATGGTGGAAAGCCGCCGGGGTTCGGGCTGTGAAAACCATTGCCCAAACCTGCATCGCCACCATCGGGGCATCCGCCCTGCTGAGTGATGTGAACTGGATTACCGTGCTCTCCACCGCCGTCCTGGCCGGTGTGCTGTCCCTGCTGACTTCTGTTGCGGGGCTTCCGGAGGTAAAGCAGGAGGTGCCCAGCGATAATGAGTAACAGCAAACTTGTGGTGTACACCAAGTTATCCCCGCACTGCACGAAGCCTCGCCAGGGGAAAATCAAGGGCATCTCCATTCACACTATGGCCGGTCCTGGCAGCGTGGAGGGATGTGGGCAGGTGTTCCAAACCTCCGAAGCCTCTAGCCATTACGGTATCGGGCCGGACGGGCGCATCGGACAGTACGTGCTTGAGGAAAACCGGGCCTGGTGCTGTTCCCACAAGGTGGACCATGAGGTGGTGACCATCGAGGTGTCCAGTATCCAGAGCTACCAGGAGCCTTATGAATGTACGGAAGCCGCCTTCGAGAGCCTGATCGACTTGTGTGTGGACATCTGCCAGCGAAACGGCATTAAGAAATTGATCTGGAAGGAAGGTAAGCAGTATTGCCCGGCCTTTACCGGAAACTGGGCTGTGTGCAACATGGTGCCCCACCGGTACACCACGGACAAGGGCAAAAGTTGTCCGGGGAACTACTTATTCGGGAAATACGGTGAAATTGCAGAGCGTGTGAACGCCCGACTGAAAGGAGAAGATGAGGATATGGATATCAACAAACTGCTGTCCGAGATGACCAACGAGCAGGCATACGAACTGGTCAAGAAGGCAGAGATCCATGCTGCGACCCTGCCGGATGATGACTGGTCCCAGAAGGAAGGCTGGTGGGAGAAGGCGAAGAAGGCTGGCGTCTCCGATGGCTCCTCCCCCGTGCGACACATGAAGCGCAACGAGGTTGTGGCCATCCTCGGCAGACTGGGGTTGCTCAAATGACCATCCGCAACCCAGACAACATCCCAGAGGAAATCGTCCAGGCCGCCATCGCCATGATGGAGCAGGAAGAGGGGCGGCGTGTGGTGGAAATCTCCATCCGACGCACCGAGAACCCCGATGAATACGGGATTACTCCCGTTTTCGAGAAAGTGCCGTTCCAACGTATCCGGCGGATCACCGGCTATCTGGTGGGAGACCTGGGGCGGTTCAACGATGCCAAAAGGTCTGAGGTCATGGACCGGGTGAAGCACGGGATGTGAAAAAAAGAGGCCCCCAACGGGCCTCTTTTCCGTGTATGCAATAGGTATGCAATAGCCAAATTTTTAGAAAATCAATTTGAAAAAGTGAGCAACAAAAAAGTTCCGAAAACCACCTGTTTAGGTTATTTTTCGGAACTTTTGGTCCGAGTGTTGAGATTCGAACTCAAGGCCTCTTGAACCCCATACATGCCAAACCCTTTGAGCCTCAACGGTTTGCGGCTCTATTGTGTGCAATTTGTATGCAGTAGGCCAAATTCAAAGTGCGTCAGTTATTTTGCGGAGATCCTCCAAATCAACGTCCTGGTAGTGCCGCAGCATCCCCTCCGATGTGTGTCCGATCAATTCCAGTTTGTCCTTATCTGCGCCCTTCACCCGTTTTAGCAGGGTAGCAAATGTATGGCGACAAGAGTGCGGGGTATAGCGGTGGTACCCAAACTCGTTCACAGGATTTTCCACGCCGATTGAATCCAGGACGGAGTAGAACAACTCGCGATATTCTGCGATCGGCATCTCGCCTCCATCCTGGCGGCAGAAGATCGGCCCTCCAATTTTGTTGTCGGTGAGGCGGTCAATAATTGGCTGGATTTTCGGGGAGATGGTTACAACCCTGTTTTTCCCGGCGGAGGTTTTCATTCCCCACCGGAACACCTTTTCCTTTCGGTCGTATTGCGAGGCATCTAGGGTGAGCAATTCGGACGGGCGATATCCCAGATAGCATTGACACAAAACGTAGTCTGCACCAGGTACGGTATCCTGCGCCTTCTCTAGGGCCTCTACAGCGCTCTCTGGCAGGCCTTCCCTCGGGCCGGTATCCGTACCCCCTACACGCAAGTACTCGCCCAGGTTGAGCCGTGCAAGGCCCCGTGGGATGGCATATTTGTAGATCAGCCCGCAAACGGCTTTCATGTTCTGCTGAGTTCTCTTGCCTTTTGGGCAATCGTCCATACAGTCTTGCAGGTCCTCTATGGTGATATAATCCAGTTTATATCCCCATACCGGCTTAAACCACGCCATGGCCGCCTGATAACATCCCATGGTGGATGCGCTGGCCTTATGGGTTGGGAACCACAGGTCGTACACCTGGCGGAACGTGCGGGCCTTCGTTGCTGGCTCTCGTCCGAGGATGGAGAGATACTCCAATGCCTCCCGCTTGGTTTTGAAGCCACCCTTTGTGCGCACCTCTCGGTGCAGCTTGTCCTCCGAAACGTAGTAGCCGAGCGTCTTGGCCGCTGTCCACGTTTTTCCGCGCTTGTATACGGTGCCGGTCCCGTTTCCACGGGATTTTGTGGCCTGGCCGGTCGAGATTTTCGCCCCGCACTGATGGCAATATTTCGCATTTTCCGGCAATTCGGCATGGCATTTTTTGCATTTCACTTGCAATTCCTCCTATCTTTGGCTAAAATAAGAGGGCAGTACCCTGTCCAAAGTTTACTGCCCCTATAGCCGTCCTCGGTGTTGGTAGCACCGGGGGCGGTTGTTTTATGCGCTTTTATGCGAGAGTGGCCGGATCGAAGGTTTTGGTGGCCTGAGTTCCGTCCCCGAGGAATTCCTGGGCGATTACCTGCACAGGGGATTCGCTCGTTAGAGTGAACACCAGCTGGAATTCATTGCTTCCGCCAGGTTGTACGTTCAAGGATTCTGAACCAGCATCGAAATCCTCGGACCCAATGATGGCTCTCTCAAGCTGCACGCCGTCCTGGTATGCCTCAACCATTAGGGCCAACATCGGGGAGGTTGTTTCCTCTCCATTGTTTGTAAATGTGAGATTTACAAGGAACGCTTCCTCCCCGGTGTAATCATCGGAGATCATACTTGCGTCCCCAATAGAAACCTCATAATCCCCAACGGTTGCACTGGATGTGTCCGCCGGCGCCTGGGTTTCCTCGGTTGTGGTGGTGTCCGCAGTCTGGCCCTGGGCGGTAGACGATGCGTCATCTCCGCCGCAAGCACACAGGCTCAGGGCCAACAGGGACCCAAACAGGATGATTGCTACTCTCTTTTTCATTTTGTTTTCCTCCGTTTTTTATTTTTGGCCGCCTTCGGCNNNTAGTACCCGACGGAAGACACGCCGTATTCTGCCTGTTCCTGCGTGAATCCCTCAAACACAAGTTGGTCAATTAGCCCCTGTCTGGAGAAGGACGAATAATCAAGGTAACTTTGCGCTTTCTTGGCAGCTTGCTCGTTCCAGTCTGCGCCGCAGTTATCTACGCCGTAAGTAGCTTCTTCGGTAGAAAACCCTTCGTATTCGAGTTGGTCAATCAGACCGGAACGGGAGAAGGATGTGTAATTGAGATAGCTTAACGCTTTCTCTAAGGCGTTGAGTTCTCCAATTGTGGCGGTTGGCGCCTCACCTTCCGATTCCGATTCTGTTTGTTCCGGAGCAGACGATATTGCGACAGAATCAACTATATTTTTGAAATCTGAAGAATAATCATGGGAAGAATTAGATAATTCACCGAGCAAGAAATATACAAATCCTCCATCACAGTCAAAGCATACCATTGAGAAGTTATAGTCATTTCCTTTTACAGTGGAAGAATATTTTATTATCGCATAGTTTTCGCCAATCAGATTTTTATCAAATGCACTTGAAGTGTATTTATAGTTTTCGTATCCTTCTTCCAAACCGGAAATAAGTCCATCCACACTTTCTTGTTTCAATATAGATTCTTTTGACTCTGAAAACACCACCATAAGAAGCTCCAGTCCATTCCCAGACGGTGGGTAGAAGTATGTTGTCCCAGGGTTCTTCTCGTTGTCCATTCTCCAGGATGAGGGGACAGAAAACCACAAATTTTTTATATAGTATTCTGACGCACCATTATTAAAGTCATTTGTTTTTATTCGTTCAGATTCTGCGTTGGACTGCTGTGTGGCTTCCGGCTCTGCTTCTTCTTCCGGCGGCGCGTCATTGCCACACCCGGCCAAACACAACGCAAGTGCAACACTAAGGATCATGGGAATCGCTCTCTCTTTCTTCATTGTTGTTCCTCCTTTACAAACGATGGTTTATTTTACTTGTAAAAGCAACGGCCTTTCCGAGTATTTCAACATCGTTCAACGCCTCTCCTTCATATTCCAAATCTTCAAACAGAGGGTTGCAAGCCCTAAGTATGATTCTTTTTCCGTTATAATAAACTCTCTTTAACGTTGCTTCGTCCCCAATTCTAACTGCCGCAATCTCTCCGTTCTCTACTTCGGATTGTTCTCTGATATATACAATATCTCCGTTGTAGATTCTCGCGTTTATCATACTGTCACCTTTACATTTCAGCGTGAAATCACACCGAATGCTTGACGGGACGACATCAAAAGTTTCTGAATCTTCCACGGCGAGTATTGGCTTACCACACGCGATCTCTCCGAGGCGAGGTTTTCGGACAAACTCCGGCAAGGGGAGGAGGTTGGTTGGCATTGTTCTGTTTGGGTCATCTGATATCCCCATGAGCCACGGAATGGAAAAGTTTAGAGCCTTAGATATTTTTTCCAAATTTCTTTGGGATGCTTTATAGGCGCCTTTCCTGTATTGGCTAATCGCACCTTCTCCGATCCCTGTTTTTTTCGCCAACTCTGATGGCTTCATGCTTCGCAAAGACAGAGCTTCTTCCAATCTGTCCTTAAATTCAGCCAAGTAACTCACCTCCTTTGTATGCCTACACTATACCATACTCCTTTAGATTTTTCAAGAAAAACTTTAGAAAACTATTGACTTTAGAAATCGAAAGTGATATGATTACATCGTAAGGAGGTGATGAGCTTGCTCCAGTACGATTACTCCAAGCTGCTTGGACGTATGAGAGAAAAGGGTTATACGCAAGAAAAACTTGCCCGATCTATCGGAATTAGTGAGTGTTCTGTGAATTTCAGCTTGAACAACAAGAGGAATTTCAGGCAGGATGAAATTATAAAGATTGCGGATGCGCTTGATATCCCGAACAAAAAAATTGAGGAATATTTTTTTGCGCATACACTTTAGAAATCTAAAGTTTGTATCAATGTTTGTAAGTCCCCGCAAGAAAACACGGAAGAGAGGTGAAAAAGTTGAACGACGAAACCCTACTCGAGAATCTACGGGCCAGAGACACAAAGCGAAAGACCTGCAAAAAAATCGCCCTCGCACTGCTGCAACAGTGCAAGGACGAAGGATTGACCGTTGGCGATTTGGAGTGTGTCTTTGAAATCGCAAGGTCCCGTGGGATGGAGACTACTCTCCACGCCGGATTAACTCTTGAATGAAAGATTCGTTGCGGCTCATTACAAAGCCATAGGCTGCGCAGTAGTCTTCCAAAAACTGTTCGATTTTAGACTGAGACTCTTCGAACGACATCTTGGCGTTTTCTGATGCGGCAAAGGCAGTCGCGATGTTATGAGCCAGCTTTTCACGATCCACAAAATCACCTCCTTTCCGCGCCATTGTATCACAGGCAGGAACGAAGGTAAATAGAGGGACATACTTATGTATCCGCAAGAAAACACGGAAGGGGGTGAAAACCAACATGAAGTATTTTTTTTAGCGGCTTATGGTTGTGCGCTGCTTTCCCTGTTCATAGTTACGAAAAAGGCTTTAGACCGCGAGAATAAAGCGGTCAATTACCCAGATAGCAATTGTGACGAAAATCGCCGCAGCGGCCCAGAAATTTCCGCTCTGATAGAACTTTTTGCGAGATCCTTTCTCGCGTTCGGGACAATGAGTTTTGTCTGGTTTTCCGCCTATCTCTTTTTCCTCTGAGACCAAGAAAGCCAGGCCATCCGGGGATACGACGCGGTTATACAAAACTGGATGGATCTTACCGTCTAAGGTTCTGAATTCCCTATCCTTCCCTGATTTGGACGATATGGTTATCGTTCCGTACAGGTACCCACGGCGGATACATTCGGCAAGAACTTCCGCTTCCTCTGCGCTCGCAGAAAGCGTAGGTTCATATCCGTCTTGCACATTCCGAATCATATCTCGCATAGCTTGCAGGAACTCTTCTTCTGTTTCGATCATCCTGTCTTCCTCCTTCCTTCTCCACTTGCATTTTACCACGGGAACAGGATGAGAGGCAACGGGATCGAGAAGTCTACGAAGACAGAGACATTCCCGCTAGTATGCACCAACCAAAAAAAGGGGAGAAACTGATGAGGCACTACCTTGAGGGAGTGGTTTTTGGCGTAATCTGCATCTTGCTCATTAAATTGCTGTTAAGCATTTAAGCAATTCCTGCAAGAGCCAAACGAGGGAGGAGGTGATAGCCAACATGATCGCAGCACTTAAGGGCGACCCCAAAGAAATCGCCGCCTTCCTGCTGGAGATGGAAGGGCGGCGATTTGGGGGGCATGCAAGGTTGAAGTTCCGTTAGAAATTGATGGAAAAAGGATCATAAAAGACTTTGCGAATGATCCGTGGTTTCTTCGGATGAAAGAAGAATTTGAAGATGAACGAGAGTGATTGCCCATTATGCTTGGCTGTGGAAATGTCTTGAATCACATTGTGATAAGTTTATAAACAAGGGAGGAAAAAACTTGGAAAATGAAATCGATCTCGATAAGCTGAATGATTCTGTTGGTATGGTTGCGGGACTGTGCTTTACTATGTATCGCTCTGCGGTGGATGCAGGAGCTTCTACCGGTGAGGCGCTCGGAATTGTCAATGCATTTTTTTCTGCGCTTTTAGACTCGAAATTAACCGGCGAAAAAGATAAGGACCAGGCGGAAAAATCATGAAACCGTTACACCTCGCCATCCTCGCCTGGGCTGTTGTGTTGGCGACGGTGGCAATCACGAAGGGAGGCCAACCGTGACCTACCAGGAAATCCTGAGCAGTACCAAAGATGTGCTGACCCCTGCCGACATCGCCCCGGTACTCGGGTGCGACCCGCAGAAAATCCGGGTGCAGGCGAAGCAAATACCGGAATCCATCCCATTCCGGTTCATGTTTATCGGAAACCGTATGAAAATCCCGCGTCTTGGGTTTATCGCCTGGGCGGAGGGAAAGAAAGAGGAGGAAACACAATGAACGCACTGTTAGAGAGAAAGGCCGCTTTGGCTGAGGACACCATGATCCGGGCGATTGCTCCTGTCATGAAAAAGCGCCACGCTGAGCAGGCCAAGAAGGACCGAAAGGCCCGCACCAACGCCGCCCTGTCCCGTCTGGGCATTCCCCTACGTGTAGTATGAGCGGCCCCGTGTACCGCGTTTGCCGCCGCTGTGGCAACCGGTGGAATGTGTCTGCCATAGAACCAGGCGGAAAGGTGTACATCTGCCCGAAGTGTGAATGGAGGTTGCGTCATGAAGATCAACGGCGTGAAGGTGGAAACACAAGGGCATCGACCCTGGAGAGAAAGTCCCTCCCTTAGAAACCGAGGGAGGACCCGCGTGCCGCGGTCGGAACCTATGGAGAAAATCCAGCGCTGCCTCCACTGCCCAGCGTTGGACTGCAAGGGCAAATGCTGCTACAAGCGGCGAGGCGTCCCGGCAGACTTCGCTGAACGGAGGGCGACGACGGAGAACAAGAAGGTTTTGGCGGAGCACTATCACGTTACGGTCAAAACCATTTACAACTGGATCAACCAGCAAAAGAAGAAGGAGGAATCGAACCATGAGTGAGTGGTTCCCAAAGCCCATCCGCTTCCCTGTGTCGGAGAAGGTGGCGCGGGCATACATCAAGGAGGAGCCAGACCCGTTTCTGGACTTCATGTTTCAGGCCCATGGGTTCACCATGTCGGAGTACATCGACGAGAACCTAGAACAGTTCTGCGAGTTCATCTTGTCGGGAGGTGCCGAGGCGTGAAGACCCACTGGAAGAAAGTGGTCTCTGACCCGAACTTCATCGGGGAGGGGGACTTTCAGGAAGGGGAAGAAAAGGTCCTCACCATCGAGAAGGTCAACCAAGCGGAAACCGTCCAGACCGCCGAGGGGAAGTCCAAGAAGGCGGTGGTCCACTGGAAGGAGGCAGGGAACAAACCCATGATCCTCAACGTGGCCCGGTCCAAATCCATCGAGAAGGTGGCCGGCAGCGGTTACTTTGAGGACTGGCCTGGGGTGCAGGTACAACTCTACATCGAGCACGGCATCAAGGCGTTTGGGGATGTGGTTTCCGCCGTTCGGGTCCGCCCCTTCCGGCCCAAAGCGCAGGCACCGGTGCCCTCCTGCAAAGATTGCGGACGGGCCATCACCCCGGCCATGGGGAAGGATGCCCGGTGGCTGGCGACCTACACCGAGAAGAAGTACGGAGTGCCCCTGTGTGCGGCCTGTGCGCAAAAGCGGAAGGGGGCGGAGGAATGAGTCTACCAGAGGTCACCCGGGAGAACTACTTTTCCCCGGAAATCCAGATGGCCTATATGAGCGCCTCCCAATTCAAAGCCTTTGACCGCTGCGAGGCTGCCGCGCTGGCAGAACTCCGCGGGGAATGGCCTTCTAAGGAGAGTACAGCTCTACTGGTGGGGTCCTACGTGGACGCGGTGTTCTCCCAAGAGATGGATACCTTTCGGGCGGAACACCCAGGCCTGTTTAAGCGGGACGGCACTCTGAAGTCGGAGTTTCTCCGAGCGGAGGAACTGATCCGCAGGATGGAAGGAGATCCCCTTTACACCCTCCTGATGCGTGGGGAAAAGCAGGTAATCCGCACCGGGACCATTGCGGGGGTGCCGTTCAAGATCAAGATCGACAGCTTACTGGACGCCGAAACCTGCCGGGAGATTGTCCGGCAGTTTCCGGAAACCCAAACAGCCCTGGGATTTTGTGACGGCGCCATTGTAGACCAAAAGGTAATGCGGGACACGGAGGACATCTGGGACCCGGAGACCCACTGCCGCGTTCCCTTTGCCGTACGCTGGGGCTATGACCTTCAGGGTGCCATCTACCAGGCCATAGAGGGGCATCTGCTGCCGTTCGTCTTGGCGGTGGGGACCAAGGAGGACCCGCCCGGTCTGGAGGCGCTGTACATCCCGGACGGGGACTTGGCCGCCAAATTGGCGGAGGTAGAGGACCGGGCGCCCCGGTACCAAGCCATTAAGGAGGGGCGGGAGGCCCCAAAGCGCTGCGGGAACTGTCCTTACTGCCGGGCAACCCGCGTCCTCCACACGATTTTGGATTATAGAGAGGTTGGGACATGGTAAACAAAGCGATTATACACGGCCGCCTGGTGGCGGACCCGGAGACCAGAACCACAAGCGGCGGAACAAGCGTTTGCAGCTTCCGGGTGGCGTGGTCCAGGAAGTACAAGGGACAGGAGGTCAAACTCTTTCTGCCCTGCACTGCCTGGGGGAGCACCGCGGAGATGGTACAGAACCATTTTTCCAAGGGAAAAGAAATTGTCCTGGAAGGGGAGCTTCGGACCAACGCCTGGCAGGACCAGAACGGAAACAGCCGGAGCAACACAGAGCTGTCCGTAGAGCGGGTGCACTTTGTTGGACCGAAGGAGGCCGCCCCGGAGGGCTCCCCAGAACCGCCCCCGCTGGAACCGATGACAGGAGAGGGTGATGAAGACCTCCCGTTCTGACCTGGCCGCCCAAATCAAGGCCCAGGTCACCACGGAGGAAGCAGCCAGATTCTATGGGTACCCGCCGGCGCGGAACGGATTCCTCCGCTGCCCATTCCATCGGGGAGACCGAACCCCCTCCCTGAAACTATTTCCGGATGGCGGGTGGCATTGCTTCGGCTGCGGGAGGGGGGGCTCCTCGATCGATTTTGTGATGGAGCTCTTCGGAATCACCTTCCCGCAGGCCTGTCTTCGCCTCAACGCGGACTTTCACCTGGGGTTGACCTCGGATACCACAGATCGAAAAGCCCTGTCAGAAGCCCGTAAAAAGGCCCAGGAGGCTGAGGAACGTCTGGCCCAGGAAGAAGAGGAAGAGCTGGCGCTCCTCCAGGAACACCGGTACTGGTGGGCTGTGAAGCTGGCCTTCGCTCCGGAGCCGGGGGACGGGGACTACATTCACCCCCTCTATGAGACGGCGGTGAAGGAGCTCCCGTGGCTGGCGTACCTGCTGGACTGCATGGCGGATCGGAGGTGGTTACGATGGAAGAATTGAGTTACTCCCTGGAGGACTTCGTGGCGGGGGTTGCCCCATACGAATATGTGTACAGCTTCCGGAAGAACCCCTTTGAACATGAACGGGTTCTGGCGGTGATGGCTGACTACGCCAAGCGGCAGGGGTTTGTCGGGTTCAAAACCATGTATAAGCGGTACTGCGAGACGGTTTCCCTGCCAGACGGACGGATGCTGGCCGGCAACGTGACCATGTTTACCGGCCAGCCCATGGAGCTGGATGCCGGCGAGTGGGAGGCAGATGACACCGGCGTGTTGAAGTCCTCCAGCTTGGCCACCCTGGTGGCTTGCCCCCATCCGGTGATGCCGGTGGAGCGGTTGGTTAACATCGACACCGGGGTGGAAAAGCTCCGCTTGGCCTTCCGGAAGGGGAGGTCTTGGCGGGAGATCATCGTGGACAAATCGACGCTGGCCTCCGCGCAGAAGGTCACCTCATTGGCAGACCGGGGTGTCTCGGTCACCAGCGAGACGGCAAAGGCCTTCGTTCAGTACATCTCTGATCTTGAGAATTTGAACTATGAGCGCATCCCAGAGCGAAAAAGTATTGGCCGGCTGGGATACATTCCAGGGGAGGGCTTTTCCCCCTATGTGGATGGTCTGATTTTTGACGGGGATGCAGCCTTTCAAAACCTCTTCGCCTGCGTCCATCCTGCCGGAACATGGGAGGCGTGGGTGGACGTAGCCAGAGACTGCCGGGCGATGTCTACCACGGCCAGGATCGTACTGGCGGCCTCCTTCGCGTCTCCGCTGCTGGAGGTCCTGGGGGCGCTGCCCTTCTTCGTCCACCTGTGGGGCGTGGATTCCGGCACCGGCAAGACGGTGGCGCTGATGTTGGCGGCCTCCGTGTGGGCAGACCCCGCCATGGGGGCGTACATCAAAACCTTTGACGCCACCGTGGTGGGCCACGAAAAGACGGCGGCGTTCCTCAATCACCTGCCCCTCTGTTTGGATGAGTTGCAGTTGGCCAAAGACGGGCGAGGACGTACGCAGTTCGACGTGTACAAGCTGGCCCAGGGGGTGGGCCGCACCCGGGGGAACAAGGCCGGCGGCATTGATCTGACCCCGACCTGGCGGAACTGTATCCTCACCACCGGAGAGAGCCCGCTCACCTCCACCAGTGCCGGCGCCGGGGCAGTAAACCGGGTGATTGACATCGAGTGCAAGGCGGACCATGCGGTGATTACAGACGGCATGCGGGTGGCCAATGCCCTGAAGCAAAACTATGGCTTTGCCGGCCGTCGGTTCGTAGAACTGCTTTACGGCATAGACGGCGCGCTGGACACGGTCCGCCAGGAATACAACGCCCTGTTTAAAGACCTCTCCCGGCGTGACACCACCGAGAAGCAGGCAATGGCCGCCGCTGCCATCCTAGTGGCGGACAAGCTGGCGACCGGTTGGCTGTTCCAGGATGGCAACGGGCTTACCACGGAGGACATGGCGGAGTTTCTAGCCTCGAGGGCCACCGTTTCCACCGGGGAGCGGGGATACCAGTTTCTGTGCGATTGGGTGGCACAAAACGGCCTGCGATTTGCCGCCTCCACGGCGGAGAGCACAGGACGGGATGTATACGGCACCATCGAGGCCGGCGAGGTGTACATCATCCGAAAGGTATTCCACGACGCCGTTTCAGATGCCGGCTTTTCCCCAAGAGCAGTGCTGAGCTGGCTGAAACAAAACAGAAAAATTCGGACCCGGGGCAAAAACATGACCCGAGGCAAGCGGATCAACGGCATCCTGTCGGAGTGCGTTTGCCTGATCTTGCCGGAAGAAGATGGAGCAGAAGGGGACGAAATTTTGTAAAAAGTCCCACGATGCGGGGGATTTTGGGGCATTTTCCCACATCGGTCCCACGCGCAAACCGTTGGCACAGAAGGGTTTGCGGTCCCGTGTGGGACTGTGGGGCTGTTTTGGACATACACACACCCCCTATAGAAATGGGCGTGTACACGTACACATTTTTCCTATATAGGAAAACGTGAAATCAGTCCCACAGTCCCACAAAACCAGGAAACCGTTGAGGCTCAAGGGTTTGCGCGTGGGACCGCCAGTCCCACACGGTCCCACGGGTCCCACACCTATGCACCTTGAAAAGTTTATATTTGGACTGACGAAAAAGGGTTGACTTTTGTAGCTAACACCAGTATAATTATGATGTTAGCTACACAAGGAGGTGCTAAGTGTGGCTGATAAAAGCAGAGCCGAATATTTCCGCAAACGCCGCGAAACCAGGAAACAGTTTATGGTTCTCATGGATAAGGAGAAGTTGGAGAGATTTGACCAGAAACTCAAGTCCATGGGAAAATCAAGGGCTGAATGGCTTCGGGAAAAGGTGGATGAGGAACTCGGCGAATAAAAACAGGACACACGCTCCCTCCGGCAAGAGAACCGCGTATGTCCTGCTAACCTCGCCAAAAGGCTTGGTAAATCTCATTCTACCACGCTTTCTGGTGAAATTCAACTGGGAGGCATTGCCATGACAGCAAAAGACGCTATATTTGAGATCGACCAAAAGAATTATGAGTTGAAGCTTGCCACAAGCTCCGTTCTTGCGGTGCACACTGCGATGCAAAGCGAATGGAACACACCGGACCCTTTTGTTGATGCGTTGTTTAGCGTGATTCTCTCTCTGGAGGCGGTGCAAAAGGGGATTGATCAGGTGATAAAGCAGTGTTTAGAAGATGAAAGAAAGGTGGAATGCGAATGATGGAACTTCAAATTTTTAACCACCAGGACTTTGGACAGATCCGGGTGGTGGAACAGGACGGGGAGCCCTGGTTTGTGGCGGCGGACGTGTGTAGGGCGTTGGAGATTTGCAGGACGCAGACCCGGCGTTTAGATGATGACGAGAGGGGGGTGTATTCAATGCACACCCACGGAGGGATGCAGGATGTATCCATCGTCAACGAACCAGGTCTCTACTCCCTAGTGCTGGGCAGCCGGAAACCAGAGGCGAAGGCGTTCAAACGCTGGATTACCCATGAGGTGCTTCCGTCTCTCCGAAAGACCGGCGGATATCACCTTGTCGAGGTGCTTCCTGCGGTAAAACAGCGCAGCCTCACAACGGATGACTATCTGAAAGCCGCAACCATCGTGGGCAGCTGCCGCAATGAGAGGATGCCCTACGTGCTGGGCCTCCTGAAGCAAGCCGGATTCTCCATCCCAGAAGTTCAGCGAAGCAGAGAACAGCTTCAAACTGAACTTATGGAGGTTTTGGACCGCGCTTTCAGCAATGGATTTACCAGCCGGCAGATCAGCGCTATGGTGGGAATTGACTACGGCACCATTTGCCAGTACCGGCGCGGAATTCACAAGCCAGGCAGAAAGCGAGCCGAGTACATCATACAGGTCGTTCGGAACGCTATGGAGGATACAACCGAATAACACAAAATCGTCAGTCTGAATATGGACTGACGATTTTTTATTGAGGAGGACACAAACATGGAAAAGAACGGGTATCACATCCCGCCGTACCGCTTGATGAAGATCTCCGAGCACGCAGCGAAGATCGTGAAACAGATTGTCTGCGAGCCGGCGGTAAACTTCACCCGGCAGGAGGCAGACATCATCCTGGATATCGTTCGAGACACGTTGGACAAACGAACGGAAGGAGATGAATCTTCCCTATGGAGTTAAGGCCGTATCAGAAAGAGGCCATCTCCACCATCAGCGCGCAGCCCCCGGGACGGTATTTGGTGCAAATGGCTACTGGATTGGGAAAAACCGTCACCTTTGCCAACCTACCCCGGCAAGGTCGGGTGCTGCTCCTTTCCCACCGAGAGGAACTGGTGGAGCAGCCCAGGAAGTATTACGCCTGCTCCTTTGGGGTGGAGCGTGCCGCCAGCCGGAGCCACGGGGAGGATGTGGTCTCCGCCAGCGTGCAGACGTTGGTGCGGCGCCTGGACCGGTTTTCCCCGGACGAGTTTGACGTGGTGATTGTAGACGAGGCCCACCACGCCGCTGCACGGACCTACCGAAAGATCCTCTCCCATTTCCGCCCCCGCCTGACGCTTGGGTTTACCGCCACGCCGAACCGAGGGGATAAGGTACGGCTGGACGATGTGTTTTCGAAGATCATCTTCTCTCGAGATCTGCGGTGGGGGATCCAAAACGGCTACCTCTGTGACATCCTGTGTAAACGGGTGAACATAGGGTACGACCTTTCCGCCGTCCATACCCGCCTGGGGGATTACGCCCCCGGTGAGTTGGCCGAAGCGATGGAGGGCACCGCCGACGCCGTCGCCCAGGCTTACCGAGAGGAAGCGGAAGGGGCGACCCTGATCTTCGCGGTGAATGTGGCCCAGGCAGAGGAGATCGCGGCGAGGATCCCTGGCGCCGTCGTTGTCACCGGAGAGACCAAGGACCGGGCTGGGATCATCCGACGGTTTACGGACGGGGAGATTCCCTGCTTGGTCAACTGCATGGTGTTCACGGAGGGGACGGACATCCCTCGCGTGGAAACGGTGATCCTGGCAAGACCCACCCAGTCTGACGCGCTCTACACCCAAATGGTAGGAAGAGGACTCCGGTTGTATCCCGGCAAAGAGCGGCTCATCCTGATCGACTGCGTGGGGGCCACCGGGAAGGCCTCCCTGTGTACGGCGCCCTCTCTGCTGGGGATCAATCTGGATGACGTTCCCGAGAGACGCCGGCAGGACGTCCAGGGCATGCTCTTCGACCTCCCGGTCAGGGCGGCTGCTGCATCGGATTGCCCGGAAAGCTGGATCAAAAACGTGGAGATCGTCAATCTGTGGGCAGAGGAACAGAAGTACCAACTCCACGACGTGAACTGGTTTCGGATGCCGGATGGATCCCTGGTGTGCTCCCTGCCGGAGCGGCGGAAGATTACCATCCCTTGCCCGGATGCGCTGGGACAGGTAAATGGCGTGCCCATGCAGGAACGGCTAGACGAGGCATACCGATATCTGCAAGAGGAGTGCCAAGATTCCCGGTATCTCTGGGACAGGAATGTGGTGGACCGCTGGGGGAAGCAGCCGGCCAGCGAGAATCAGTTGAACATTATCCGGCGGCGGTGCCGCGGGTTTGATCCCAGCGGCCTCACCAAGGGGCAGGCCAGTCAAATTCTAAACCGTTTGTTCCACGGGGGAAGGAGTGCATGACGTGACAGAGTATCAGCATCAATCCGCAGTATTCCGGTGGTCCCGGCAGCCGAAGGTCCGCGCGCTGTATCCGGAGCTCGCCCTGCTGTTCCACATCAAAAACGAGACCCAAGGCGGCGCCACTCAAGTGGCTATCGACCGCGCCGGCGGCGTGAAGAAGGGCGTGCCGGACCTCTGCCTGCCAGTGCCGCGAGGGGAGTACCACGCCCTGTACATCGAGCTCAAAACAGAGCGGGGCCGCACCAGCCAGGCCCAAGAGTGGTGGATCAAGAAGCTGGGCGAGGCGGGAAACTTCGCCTGCGTCTGCCGCGGCTGGGAGGCGGCGGTGCAGGTTTTGGGGTGGTACCTAGACCTAGGAGAGCACCGATGAAGACGGGGGAAGAGAGGTTTTCCTTCTCCTGGGAAAGGGACGCCATGCGAGGGGATGCCATGCCAGAGGGGCTTCCACTCTACGACCAAGCAGCCTACCAGGCCATGCGGTATCTATATGCCCTCTATCGCCGGGGCGAGATCCCTCGAGAGGATGCCGCGGCAGAGAAGGGAAGGATCCGGGGAGAGTGTGAGATAAGAAAAAAGCAGTTCCAGGCAGTCCGGGAAGGGCAGACGGAACGGGCGCAGTTTTGGAAGGCAATCGAGGCCGCTGCCAACCGCTTCGGCAGGGAACGTACGTTAGAGAACGCAGAGGCGTTCCTGGAAGCGGTGTACGGAGCGGGACTAAAAGGAAAATAGGAGGTACAAAATGACATTGATCGAATTGCAAAATATCCTTGGGAGACGGATTGAGATCGCCACCAATAATGACCTCACGCTGGAGGAACGTCAAAAGGAAACGGAAATTTCGCAGACAATTTCCTCTCTGGCCAAACAGATGATCAATAATGCGGACATCGTCCTGAGAGCAGAAAAGCTGGTGTACGAAGGAAAACTTAGGGGGTCCAACATTGAGAAAATGATTTGTCACGGTGACGTGGATGCCGGTTAAATACACTGACCAAGAGCGAGACTTTATCCGAGCGAACGGAGACCATCTAACAACGGATGAATTGTGGCAAGCCCTTGAGACTGCATTTCACAGGGGTCATCCAAAGCAGAGCGTTAGAACGATGGCTAAAAAGCTGGGGGTAAAGAAGGATGGTTCTGCGAGGACGAGAGCGCTTCAGAACCGTGCAGGGCATAGCAAGGTCGGAGATGAAACCGTTATGGGACTGTACGAATATGTAAAAGTGGCTGAGCATGGATCGTTTTATAAGGCATGGAAACGAAAACAGGTTGTTGTCTGGGAAAGGATTCATGGGCCTGTTCCGAAAGGGCATTGCGTGATATTCCTAAATGGAAATAGGCGCGATTACAGTACAGACAATCTGGCGTGTGTATCAAATGCGATTCTTGGCAAGATGAAAAACGGTAGAGGGAAAAGCCTATACAGTGAAAACGGAGAGGTAACGAGGACGGCACTTAAAGTGTGCGAATTGGACCTGAAGCTAAAGGAGGTATCGAATGATTTTAACCGGAAATGAAATTAAGCTCCAGCATGAGGCAGGAAACATTGTGATCGAGCCGTGGAACGAGAAGCGGCTGAACCCCAACAGCTACAACGTCTCCCTGGCCCCGGAGTTGATGGTCTATACCGAGGCTTGCTTGGATCCCCGGCAGGACAACCGGACACGGACCATCACAATCCCGGAGGAGGGGCTGGTGCTCACCCCCGGGAAGCTCTACCTGGGACGCACCAACGAGTGGACGGAGACCTACGGATTGGTTCCCAAACTAGAGGGCCGTTCCTCCATTGGCCGCCTGGGGTTGTTCATCCACGTTACTGCCGGGTATGGTGATGTGGGATTCAAAGGGTTCTGGACCCTGGAGATCGTCGCAGTTGAGCCGGTCCGCATCTACCCCAACATGGAGATAGGGCAACTGTCCTATCATCCGGTGTGCGGGGAAATCACTGATACATACCGTGGCAAATACCAGGGGAGCAGGGAGATTGTGTCTAGCAAAATTTGGGAGGAGCTGCGTCGTGGATAAATACTGGGATCGCATTACAGCCATCTACCACCACCAGCGGGAAAAGGGCCTGAAAAAATACGGACTGCCCCTGGAGGCCAACCCTGCCAGCATCGACACCCGTATCCGCTATATTGAGGAGGAGCTTGTTGACGCGCTCATGTACATTGAGTGGATTAAAGATAATATTCGGGAGGCAAAACCATGAACGCAAACGACCTGAAAACCATCCTGGAAAAACACAAGATGTGGCTGAATGATGAGGATGGAGGAGAAATGGCCGACCTGAGCGGGGCCAACCTGAGC